GTGCTGATCTCCGGCTTAGGTGCGAAACGGCACGGTTTTACGTACTGGATTCGCCGCATTTTGATAGCGCATCAGCCTGCGCATTCACCACAACGGAAAGAGCACTGAGCACTTCGCGCCAACTCCATGCTGCTGCGTGGATTGGGTTATGGGCCCGTCACGCCAATGCTCTTACCTGTTGTGTGCCGGTCTTTCCCGGCTGTCAGTTCTTTATTGCCATTTGAACTCATCGGCCTAACGAGTTTTAACGACCTTTGCCGTTTGCATCATCTTGTCGCCGCTGTTATCGGTGCGGAACCGCCACTGTCCAGGACATTTATTAGGACCGTCTCCAAGTGGTAACTCTTCCAGTCCCGCTAAGCACCCGGCGCGATGCTTAACGTGAATGGCTGATATCCTCGTCTCTTCCGAGGTGTCACACCTAACCGCCACGCTGGTGAAACGTCTCTGACTGTCGTTCGTGCCTGGCTTGCACATTCCGGCTACCCGGCATGGAAAGTAGCTTAGAGGAACCCTGCCGGACCGCTGCGACACATGTGCCATATGCCGTACTGCTCACCACGTTGCGTGTAACAATAAGAACCGTGGTACGAATTAAATGTACCTTTAGTTACTTTAATGGTCAAGCGAGGAATGTACTTTTTGTTACCATGAGGGCCAAAAAAAATGCCGGTTAGTTATCCGGCATTAAGAATTAGCAACTTAGAGGTTTTGGGTGATTTGAACGACTTTCCCAACGATTCGGCAGTTGCCGTCTATTGGGATGGGTTTGAATGCAGGATTCAGTGGCATCAGGTATGCGAAAGGGCTATCCCATACCAATTTTTTTACTGTCGCTTCAGCAGAACCATCGAGGAGAGCCACTACTATCTTCCCGTATAAATCATCTAGTTGACCATAATGAGGTTCAACAATAACGATGGATCCTTCAGGGATAGAGGGTAAACCATGGGGATTGGTCATCGACTCCCCACGAACTACCAAACCGAATACCTCATCAGAAACATTTGCCGTAGTTTGCGTCCATGTAATCACGTCAGTAAGCCTTGAACAAGCGTAAGTATCAGTCCACATCCCAGCCTGGACAGCAGAGATTATAGGGACTGCAGTAGGTGGTTTTAGGAATGGGATAACTTTGGTGTCATCAGTCTTTTCCTCACCTTTACCATAAAGTATCCATTCGGGGCTAGTTTGCAGCGCCATGGCCAGCTGGTGGAGGTTTTCACCGTCAGGCTTTGTCGTGCCGTTCTCCCACTTAGTCACAGACACGCGACTAACCCCAAGCCTTTTAGCAAGAGTCTGCTGTGTTATGTCGAGTTGGACTCGTCGGGATCTTATTCGGTCTTTCATCTCTGTTTTCATGTAACCAATGTTACATAGAATCCTCGTAACTGTTGTTTGCTATTTGATGTACCTTTTGTTACCTTTAAAGCGTGAATTAAACAGGAGGAGTCATGCGTAAATCAGATGTCATTGACCACTTTGGCGGGGTTTCAAAAACCGCAAGTGTTCTAGGGATCTCCCACCCGGCAGTTTGTCGATGGGGAGATGTAATTCCTCAAAAGCAGGCGTTTGTTATTGAGCGAATTACCAAAGGAAAACTCAAGTACGACGCAAGCCTTTATCAAAAGTCTACAGATTCAGCAGCTTGATATTAACCACAGAGAAAAGGGGTAAGCCGTGGGTATAGAACCTGAATGGAAAGTTGATAAGCAACCGGCCTGGCTGGTGGGTGCTATCAAAAAAACGATTACTGAACTGCCTGGCGGATATGCCGAAGCAGCCGAGTGGTTGGGGGTAACTGAAAACGCTTTGTTTAACCGCCTTCGCACCGATGGCGATCAGATCTTCCCGCTTGGATGGGCCATGGTTCTGCAACGTGCTGGTGGTTCTACGTACATTGCTGACGCAATCGCTCGGCATTCAAACGGCGTCTTCGTGCCGCTGGCTGATGTTGAAGAGGTTGAGAACGGGGACATCAATCAGCGTCTGATGGAATCCGTAGAGTGGATCGGCAAGCACTCACAGTATCTGCGTAAAGCAACGGCTGACGGTGTTATTGACGATGCTGAACGCGCTCAAATCGAAGAGAACAGCTATCAGGTGATGGCTAAGTGGCAGGAACATTTAACGCTGCTTTTCCGTGTGTTTTGTGCACCAGAAAAGAGTGACGCCCGCGAGTGTGCAGCTCCGGGCGCCGTGGCGTGTCGTAACAGTGGAGAAACTAACGCATGAACAGTTTAACGGGAAATCACCGTCTGCCGCAACTACGTGGCGTTCCAGTGCATGGGGCCTCGTCGTTTCGGTATGAGCGCATGGTATCAGGCCGCTGGGTTCCGTGTAACCACAGTCGGGCAATGGCAATCGTGGGGGTATGGCGTCGTAAAGCGGAGGTCTTATGCCAGAAGTTGACCGCAATTTCAGAGACCACTACGGCGTCCCGGTTCGGGTTATCCGGTGGGAGCCAGAGAGTCGACGCGTTATATACCTGCGCGACGGCTACGAGCATGAGTGCTTCAGCCCTCTTGAGCAATTCCAGCGCAAATTTACAGAGTTAAAGGACTGCCATGAGCCTGTTAATGCCATCCCGGCCAATAGTGATAAACCCTGACCTTGCGTACAGCATTGGCCTCAATGAGGCGATTGCGTTGCAGCAGGTGAACTACTGGCTGAAAGAGACAAACTCCGGCCTGGAGCGCGACGGCGTGCGCTGGATCTATAACACCAACGAGCAGTGGCTGGAGCAGTTCCCGTTCTGGTCTGAGTCCACCCTGAAGCGCACCTTCACCCGCCTGAAGACTCTCGGCGTGCTCAAAATTGAGCAGCTGAACAAGTCCCAGCGCGACATGACGAACTACTACACCATCAACTACGAAAGCGAGCTTTTAGATGAGGTCAAAGTGACTAAATCGAAGAGTTCAAAATGCGCTCGTCCATCAGGTCAAAATGAACTGATGGAACAGGTCAGTGTGAAACGCTCCACCGGGTCAAAACGAACCGCTGTCATCAGGTCAAAATGCACTGATGTTCTTACAGAGAATACAACAGAGAGTACTACAGAGAATAAAACCTCTTCTTGTCCGGTTGCGTTGCAACCCGACCCTGAAGTGTTGATCACTGACAATGCAATTCTGGTGTTAACCCATCTCAACCAGGTCAGTGGATCGCGTTATCAGAAATCAAAAACCTCTCTTGAGAACATCCGGGGCCGCTTGCGAGAGGGGTTCAGTGTTGACGACCTGAAAATGGTTATCGATTTGAAGCATGAGCACTGGAGCGGTAACGACGACCAGTATCAGTACATGCGCCCTGAAACGCTGTTTGGCCCAAAGAAATTCGAATCTTATTTGCAAAGCGCATCCCGCTGGGACAGCAAGGGGCGGCCAAAACGTCAGGACTGGGAAGGGCAGCGTAAAACCTCTGACGTGATGAGAATTTGCACTCCAGATAAAACAATCCCTGCTGGTTTCAGAGGAGCAAAATAATGAGCCTGATGAAAACACTCGAAATGTTTATTGCCGATAACCCAGGCTTAACCAGCCGTGAGATTGCAGACGCTTTCGCAGATTGCAGCATCGACTCTGTTCAGCGCACTGTCTGCCGGCTGCATGATTTCAACTTCACCACCCGCGAACTGGTTGGTTCTCAGTACCGCTACTACGCAGTAAACGCTTCAGCTGGATGTGGTCAGCCTATTCAACGCGTAGACACCGGGGCCGCCGATTTGATGAAGAACGCCAAAGCTCTGCAGGAAAAGGGGCTGTACCGTAGGGCCGCCTCTCTCTGGCTTGAGGCATTCCAGTGTTCAGACCTCATCACCGAGCGTGAGCTTTGCCTCAAAGAGCGCCAGCGCTGTCTGCGTCAGGCCAAATCAACCTTAAAGCCAGAGGGCCAGTGGTTCCTGGCGGGTAAATTCAATGGTGGCCACTGATGAAATACTCACTGATTTACGCCGATCCAGCCTGGGAATACGGGAACACCATCAGCAATGGTGCAGCGACTAACCACTACGGGACCATGAAGCTTATCGACATGAAGCGTCTGCCTGTCTGGGATCTGGCTGCCGAGGATGCTGTTCTGGCTATGTGGTTCACCGGCACCCATACCCGCGAGGCCATCGAACTGGCTAAAGCGTGGGGCTTTAAAGTCCGAACCATGAAGGGATTTACTTGGGTGAAGTTC